GCAAGCAATAGTAACTTCTCTTCTTTTACAAGGAATGGTCTGAAGTTCACTGTTCTACCGTCAGACGGTAGTTTCAATTTGTACTTAGGTACATTTAACTTAGGTAATGCCATAAATTATTTCACGTCATATTTTATTTAGCAGACTACGCTGAGAAGGATCCTGCGAGGTCAAAAGGTCTTACTTGTCCTGCTAAGAATGTTTGACCAGATCTTGTAAAGGTATTTAAAATTTGACTACCCTCTTGGAAATCTCCTAGAACTCCACCAAAGGGAGCAGGGACTGTCATAAAGAAGTTATTACCTGGATCTGTAATCTCATCTGGTGCATAGAATCTATATCTTTCATAGAAGAATCCTATACTCAAAGTCATCTTGGTGTTTTGTTCATTATTTAACTCTATAGAACCAATGTTATATGGAAATACATTTTGCATCTCCCAACAACCAGTCAGTTCTCCTAGATTATTAAACCTAACATCTAAGTTAGATGTGTAACTATTTGTCTCCCATTTGTATATCCTTACTCTAGGTGCAGTATATCTTTCATAGAAATCAACATACTGATTGGAATCTCTTGTGATTCTACTCAACCATGTTTCAAATATTGCTCTCGTATATTGTGATCTAGGTATAGTAAACTCTATACTCATCTCACTGAATGCTTGGTTGGTTGCATACTTTACAGATGCACCTGGTGGTTGAAACTGTGCAGTAGTGAGCTGTCTACTAGGTAGATTCACAGTGTTTGCATAGTAATCTAGTAAGTCAGCAGCAGTTCCCTTTTCTAAAGTCAGAGTTTCACCTCCACTACCACCTCCTAGAGATGCTGATTGTAGTATCGATGGGGTTGAAAAACTAACCGACCACTTGTTTAATGTAGCAGGTGTGTTCTTACTATTCTTAAGCATGTTGCTAAGAAACCCACCTACACCATGCATAGGAGCGACTTTTCTAGCGTTCTGCGGACTAGGGATTGCCATTATACTTTAAGTTCCTTTTCAGTGATTAACATAAACTCCCAAGAGTGATCTTTACAAAATTCAGTTGCTGCTTTCCATTTCGCTTTATTAATATGATAGGTAACAACCTCATTTATGTATCTCTTCGTGTTTCTTTTTTGAGGTTTGGGTTCAAGGGTTTGCTTGAATGGTTTTACCTCTACCAGATACTTTCTATTCTGTATTTTGACATAGAAATCTGGAAAATATCTGTGACGTTTACCATCAGCAGGTGAGATATATGGAATGATAATCTCCTCACTACCCCATTCTTGTACGGATGTTGTATAGTCACACCATTTCATGAACTTATATTCCCAAGATGACCTATAAATAATATTATTGGGGTCACCTTTATACTTTCTAGGATAAGAAGGTCGATATTTTCCTTGATACCTCATAAATATAATATAGATTCACATAGTATTTAGGAAAAAGTAGTGAGTGTTTTAAAATATCCATATAGACCAGTGTCTCCAGAAGGAAGGGATGAAGAATATCCCACGGAGGCGACTGACTATGTTATGTTTCATAGATACAGAATAAGTTATGATGATGAGGCAGACGGTTATAAAGGATTGAACGTACCGAACAGCAAAGTATTAACAGATGATAATAAGGAGAGAGTATATCTAGCAATGCCAAAGGGCATATCAACTTCATATTCACCATCATATAGTAAAGTTGATATGGGTGTAGCAGGTGTCATGGCATCAGCACTAGCAGGAGAAGGAAGCACAGGTGGTTTAAATTTTGATAAAGTAGCATCAACAATAACAGCAGGTGCACAAGCAATCTTGCCAGAAGCAACTGCTAATATGATATCAAAGGTATCAAGTTCTCTTAACAACTTATCAGGTGGAGGAGGAGGACCGAGTGCAAATCAGATAACTGCGATAGCACAAGGTAGAGTATTCAACCCATTCTCAGAACAAATCTTCAACTCAATGGGTTTTAGAAGTCATAACTTTTCATTTAAATTATATGCTAGATCAAAGAAAGAAGCAGCAGAAATAAGAAAGATTGTAACTTATTTAAAGGAAGGTGCTGCACCTAAGATTGCAGGTGGTAGTGCAAACTTATTTGATCTTGGTGATGGTGAGGGATTAGCAAATACAGAGGGTCTTTCAGCTGAGCAAGCACAGCAACAAAATCAACAGGTTCTTGATAGTATTAATAACCTAGGTGAAACATTAAATCAATCCAGATATTTTGAAGTTCCAGATAAATATAGAATAAAGTTCGTGAGAATGAGTCCCAATGTAGGATCTTCTACAATAAGAAATCCAGAACTAATGTTCAAAGTAAATGATTCAGTATGCACTGGGATGAGTGTTAACTACACACCTGATGGGCAATACACATCATTCAAAGATGTAGAAGGTCTTGATGGTCATATTCATGTACCAGTTATTCAGATTGATATGTCCTTTACAGAAACAAAGGTTATCAGTCAAGCAGATCTAAGAGCAGGTTACTAATGTCAGCATATTTTACTTACTTTCCAAACGTTTATATTGGCGAAGGTGTCAGCGAAGATGAGGCATACAAATATCGTCTGGTAAAAAATATATTCCGTAGAGTTAAAGTCAGAGAGAATCTAGATCAATATGTAACAGGTTTTGAAGCATATTCAATATCCGATATTGATACACCGTCATCACTAGCATATAGATTGTTTAGAGACTCTAAGTTAGACTGGGTTATACTCCTAGTAAATAATATAACTGACTTCTATGAACAGTGGCCAAAGAATAATAATGACCTACTAAAATTTGTCCAAGAAAACTATAGTGATGAGAATGCTATTCATCATTATGAAACAAATGAGGTAAAGGATGGTGACATTGTAATAACTAAGAAAGGTATAGAAGTATTAGATTCGTTTAGAACTGTGATGCCAGATGGCACTACAAAAACTGCAGAGCAATCAAGATATCCAGTAAGTAACTATGAACATGAGGTATATCAGAATGAGTTAAAGAGACAAATACTATTACCTACAAACTCACTAGTTGATTTAATGATAGATGAGTTTGAAGATCAGATTGCATATGAACCTCATCCAGAACTAGATGATGTAAACAATAAGAAAACCCCACTGTCTATTGCAGCGAGGTTTGTTGATGTTGCAGGTTTTGTCAGTGCGAGTGTATCTAGACAATCAGCAGCAACTAGCACAACTACATTTGACTATGGTCCTACTGGTTCTGCTGTTACATCAGGAAGCGTTGGAGTCGCAACCTCAACAGACACAGCAGCAACTACGACTACATCAACCACAACTAGCACAACTAGCAGTACAACTAGCACATCTAGCAGCACATCTAGCAGCAGTTCATCATCTAGTTCTAGTTCTTCTAGCAGCAGTAGCAGTGGTAGTAGTTCTTCTTCTGGATCTTCTGGTTCATCAGGATCCTCAGGTGGAGGATACTATGGTGGCGGTTATTAATAATATATTGCTTTAAAAATAAATTCTTTAGATAGTACAGGATTACCTAGGAGTTCTAGTTGCAATCCATCAGCGTCTACGAAGAGGTCGTCTTCCGCTTCCTTTCGACAATGCTGCCAGTAATATGTGCCATCTTCTCTTCGATATATGTAACTAGTGTTGTGTGAATCGAGGGTGAACATTGCGATACACTCTTGTTTGTGTTGCCAACAGGGGTCTTGTGCTCGTCTTTCATACTCGGTCATAAAAAACTAAAGGGGTCAAAATTTTGGCGGAAAATTTTTAAGCGATATTTACAAACTCAAAGTCATTTTTGGATTAGGGTGAGGTCTCCTTCCTCATCATCACCATCCTCTCCTGCTTTAAATACTAATAGTTCATCACCGTTCTGTACCTCTGACATCTCAGGGTGTACAGGTTTGCGTGGTCTATCTACATACTTGTCCATCTCTTTAAAGACGTAACCCATAGACCTCCACATAAATGCAAAGGCAGCACCTGCTGTCAGGGCAAAACCTATGCCGAATATGAATATGGTTAGATCGTTCATCGGAATAGTTTTTGTATTGGCACTTGTTTTAGTTTATCAAACACATCTACTTCTACTCTCTCTACAATTCTGTCAAGAACATCTATATCAATCTCCATGAAAGGAGGAATGATACCTAATAATCTAAGTAATCCATCTACAAATAAAGCAAGAGCAGTAAATCCTAATATCATACTGATAACAGTAGCATCACGATTATGCTTTGCCATTGATGCTTCATCAATTTTTCTTGCTTCATCAATAGCGTACTTGATTAGAGCGTCCACCTCTGCCTTGGTATATGTATCTTTACTCATAGGAATTTTAATAACCTCGGTAAGGGGGAACTCTTTAAGTATCATTTCCACCATATCTTACCCCCCATCAACTTGACATCCTATCAACGCACCACTGACAACACCTAATGGTATTGACCATCCCATAGCATCCTTCTCAGACATTGCTGCTGCAGCACCACCACCTAAGATTGCTCCTAAGAATGAACCTTCTTCACATGAGTTTAGATCAGGACCAGTGTGCTCTGGGTTAGTTTGAGGACCATAGTCAGGATAAGAAGGTCTGTATGGTCTGTGTCCTAATGTCCAACATGGGACTTCTTCTGTATCGTAATAACGATTAATATATCCTTCACCATAATGACTTCTATGTGGTGGGATATATTCTTCTCGCATAACTTTTTTATAGCAGGACTGAGTAGTAGTGTGACCTACTGGCCTATAGTAGTAATCCCCTGCCATTGCAGCAGGGGATGTTAATGCGAGTATGGTTGCTAGTGCAATCTTCATTCTTCCTCAGCAAGTTTTGAAAAGTAACTAAGAGCATCTTCTTCATCTTCTACAGGTGAAGAGGCAACTGCTTTTTCTCTGAAGTTAGATACTTCAGCACCCCAAGATGGAGTCTTACCTTCTGATAAATCTTCAAGTGATTCATCTGCAGGTGTAGGAGTAGGAGCAGCATGTAGTCCTAGTACAAGATCTAGACGATCCTTAAGTTTCTCATATGTCTTGAAGTTTTTAGGTGCTTCAAAGTCAGCGAGTGAGTATGCTTGTTTCCAGATTGATTCTAGTTTAGCATCATCATTAAGGAGAGGTTTAGGTGCTGCGAACTCTGACTTGTCATAGTTCCAATAACCATCAACCTTTCTGATCTTTAACTTAAAGTCAGCACCTTCCCAGAAATTGAAGGGATCTAATGCTTTCTCGTCAGCAAATGCAGGTTGCATTGCTTCAACAAGTTTGTCAAAAATCTTCTTACCATACTTATAAAGGAATACCCTTCCTTCATTCTCTGGGTGTGTGGGATCAGACACAACATAGATGTTAGAGTAGTAGGAAAGTTTTCTCTTTTGTGCTCTTGCTTGGGCACGTTGAGGTGAACCTTCTCCACCTGCATTCCACAATTCTGTGTTGTACTCAGAGACAGGATCTTGTTTGCCAAGAGTAGTCAAAGAGTTTTCGATATACCATTGTCCACCAGGACCTTTGAATGCATGACTCCACACTTTTGCAAAGGGTAGGTCTTCACCATCAGGTGCAGGTAGAAATCTGATTACTGCGTAACCATTACCAGACTTATCTAGTTCTGGTTTCCAAAGTCTCTCATCAACATTTGATGATGCAGACTGAGGTTGATTGAGTTTCTCAATCTCTTGTGTCAGTTTTGCTAAAGTGTTTCCTGTTGAGGATGCTTTCTTTAGTGATGCAAAAGACATAAACGTATTCTCCGTATTTTTTGTATTGTTTGGATTGTTACTTTGTTATCGTAACACACTATTTAGGGGTTGTCAAGTTCTTTTTTTGCTGCCTGTTCTAATGTCGTGATCATCTGATCCATACACTCATTCAGATCTTTAAAACCAAATGCTTGAGTCAATGCAGTGATTCTTTCTTTCATATCTGCTGCCTCTGGGTCTGTCTTAGACGCTAGTTGTAGTCTAAAATAAAATGTTTTCTGCTTCTCTATTAGTTCTTTACAAGAATCAATATGGTCTAGTCTCCCCTCTATATCCATATGAGGAAGTGCTGACGTCAGTGTAGATATCCTCTGATAAGTTTGGAAGATATCATTAAGATTTTCTTGGACTTGTTCTGATTGGAAAAAACTCATAGCTTTGTGTTGATTACATCTAATACTACACCCCTATACTTCTTACAATCTACCTGTAAGAATGGTTGATACTTTACTATTCTCATCTTAGTGTCATCCCATATAGGGTCAACTAATACTTTAGTTAGATCATTTACATACCCAAGACATGTTTCAAATATTACCAATGTCTCCAATGATATATCATTGGCATAGAAACGTTTAAGTATGTTTGGATGTTTTCCTTTACTTGCTTTAAATATCTCACCAAATGATTTGTCGTAGGGTGCTTCGACATCATCTAGTAAGGCATTGACATCCTGTTTAAATTTATACGTCAGTGATTCCTTTTTATGTTTCCACTTGGTATAGTTATCAACACTAAAAGACTTGATGTAACCTTTGGGATCTTCTATAAAGTTAGCAATAAAATACTCTATGATCTCATGATCTTTATACTTTACTGCTAACTTCTTGAAAAAATAACGGTCAAGTCTTTGCTCAAATGATTTCTCATTTGCACGAACCTTACCGTTATACTTTACGAAGTCGTAGTCTTTTTTAGTGAAATGATTTTTAAGTGCTAGGTAAGTTCTGTATACTTCAAACCCTGTCACAGTGGCAATACTCCTTTAGAAGTTGCTTTCATATAGTTGAGACGTTCTGCCTCATGTCTCAAGCGTTCCTTGAGTGGTTTAGATAATAGTTTAGGTACGGTCTCTATCTCTATTTCATTCTCTGCACAGTAAGTTACTACTGCTTCGATGTATGATATAAGACCTCCACTAGTTTTTACTAGTCGCTCAATTTCCTGAGAAAACTTAGTCGGTGTAAGAAACTTATCATCAAGATCTTTCTTAGATTTCTTTGTAGTTTGTTTCTTGACTTGTTTATCTAGCATTATGGAAAGAGACGAACTCGTTGATGTATGATTTGAGTAGTTGTAAATAGTCATCAAGATTGTATTTCTCAAACACTTGTGTAGTTCCCTCTTCTGTGGCAATGAGTGTGACAATTTTCTTTACCTCGATTCCAGATCGTTCTAGGAACATTGCTGCGTAGGCAGTCTCTTGAACAAAATAGTTCTCGATCCAATCTTCCTGTTTTTCTTTAGATGAAGTTTTAAAATCTATCACTGCTAACTCGCCATCAAACTCAGCAATGCAGTCCACACGTCCTGCCAGTCCAAGATAGTGAGAGTACAAGAAAGTTTCTAGACAATGGACTCGACTAATCCTGTCTATCTCTTTCTTTGCGGTCTGGAACATGCGAACAGACAATGGATTGTTACCAATGTACTGATCAACATCCAAGTTCCCTCGGATATAATCTTCTGCGATACTATGAAATGTAGTTCCTCGCTGAGTAGCACGAGCAGTGATACGATTTGCCTCATCTTCACCAATTTTCTTTCTCCAATCTTTGAAGAAAGCAGCGTTCTTAAACGATGTGATTGAGGTTACACTTGGAAAGTATTTATCTGTATCAGGTACTTTATAATACCTTATACCGTTCCTATTAATAGGTTCTACGTCAGGTGTTTCAAGTTTTACATTTACAAAGTCAAACATTATAGACCTAGATTATATTTGCTGATGAGATAGGACTTCACAAGACCAGAGCGTACGATATCATTGATATCAAACTCGATACATGAGAACTCTTTCATCTCCTCTAAGATTCTGATGAAGTCTGATATACCAGACTTATCATTCTCTCTTGTTAGATCAGATTGTGTGATGTCACCACAGAACATGACCTTTGAATCTTCTCCTATCCTTGTAATCATTGAATCAAGTTCATGAAAGTTTAGGTTGGAGAACTCATCTACAAGAACGATAGCATTATCTAATGTAACACCACGAATAAAACTTGTAGACCAGAAACTAATAGTTTCTTGTGCTCGAAGATTATCATACAGCATTTCAAATGAGTTATCATCTGGCATGCTGAACATATATCTTACCATGTTTTTATATGGTATCTGATATAGGGCAGACTTATCTTCATGGTCACCTGGTAGGAAACCAATTTCTCTAGTGGGAACTAAAGACCTTACAATGTATATTTTATCATAAGGTGTAGACTCGTCAAGTACTTCTTTCAAAGCAAGATACAATGTAATAAAAGTTTTACCTGTACCTGCTGCACCATGTAACAATAAATTTTTACCCTCGCTGTACTGTGCGAAGGCAGTTTTTTGATTCTCTGTTAAAGGTTTCACCTCAGTCATGTACGAAGAATCAATAGGTTTCTTACGTTTCATTTGCTTCTTTGTCATACCGTTAGGATATGTTTGAGGAGTGCCAGTTTTCTTGCGTGCTCTTGCCATTATGTAAAACGAGATAGATTAGCACCAGGATGTGCCTTTTGCACCTTAGACATGACTTCTTTGAAACCATCGTCCATCTTAGGTTTGCCATACATATGACCACCTACACCTGCTTGCCAATCTTTATCCCAATCAGGATTGTCCTTTCGCCATTGGTCATACTCTTTCATAGTCATAGAGAGTTCTTTCTTCTCTCCAGTTTCTTTGTTGATTACAGGATAACTAGGCATGTGTCCACTCCAATGCTTCTGAGATAATAGGGAACTGTACCATAAAGATTGCTCTACAATCGTTTGCAATCATCATGTGTTCTTTTTGTGTACCGTGTGCTGATCTTAGATTGATATAATGCATCCAAGATCTTAATGAACCAGTCATATAGATTCTGGTAGGTGTTGCTAAAGGTAGAACCATTCTAGCACACTCTTTGGCAACGGTCAATCCCAATAGTTTTTTATATAACTTCATTCCCTCATCAAAATGTTTTTTGATATCAACTTCCAGTTCTTGTTTAACAAAAGGATCGATATCATCTATACTATTCTGTCTATTCTTATCATCTTGTCTACGCAAATCTATCATAGGAATTTCTTCTCCTAACATAGATGAGTCTGCGTATCTCTGACTAAACTCTTGGAATGTAAATGATCTGTGTCTCAATATCTGTGCTGCTATAGCACGAGTAGTTTCAATCTGCAAGGTCATACTTGCTTGCTCAAATATTGACCAGTGTTGATGCTTGATACAATACTTAAGTAACCCTGCAACTTTAGGGTTATCTTGATTATTAGGATTACTCACACGAGCAATATACCCGATAGTCTTTTCAGCATCGGGTGTCACGGATACTAATGTTACACTCATCTACGATTAGGTTTTTGTTTTGCAGTTTTCTTTGGTTTGTCTGCAGGGTTCTGCCACATATTAGGTGCGACTCTACCTGCTGCTTGGGTAAATTTTACGAAGTCTTTTTTGTATAGATCATAGTAATAATCAAAAAGATCTACTGCCTTCTGAGCAATAGAAATATCATAACGTTCTTTACCATCTACCTTATACTCTACGAGATAGGCAGTGTATGGAAGTGACTTGTCCTGTGCATCTTTTGGATCACAGTTTTCTTTAATGACCTTCATTTACTTCTGTTAATACCCCACTTGATTTGCGGAAATGCTTCTGAGATAACTGCTTTAGTAATCCTCTTGTACTTTGTACTAAGAGTCTTATCTTTTACTAGACAAACAAGTTCTGCTTCTTCAGCAGAGAGTCCTTCTAGTAGTTGAACAAACAATGATTCTCTTTTTAGACTAGGGAGACTATCTGCACCGCCTTTTACAAAACGATAGAGACCTTTGTACTCCTGTTCTAATCTAGTATGGTCTGTCCCTACAGGTGCATCATTAGGTGTGTATGGTACTTCACCCTCTGGTACAGCAGAGAGAACATTCTCATCAAAGTTCCATATTAATATAGAACGTAATGCTTGAGAGTTATGTTTGTGAAGGAGTGCAATCTTTTCCTTCTTTGTTTTTGCGTTAGATACTTTTCTTAGTATCTCACTTAACAGCAACCTAGGGTTACTGTTGTCCATGTTTCGTGTTGCCATAATTTTGATAATGAAATCATTCTTCTTCGTCTTCGTCATCTAGATCGGGAGGTGTATCCCAAGGTGATGCAGGTCTGACGTAGATAAGTTCATCGTGAATAATGTTACCATCTTCATCTAACATTTCTGGATGAGTAACTGACTTTGCGTAGGCAGCATTTTCAATGTAGTCTTCTACATATCCTTTTGCTTGCCATGCTATCGTTATTCCTAAAAGAAATGCTCCGATAGTAACTAAAACTGCTAGTGCTATTAGCATTGGTTCCCCCTTTGGTTAATGTTTACTTTGGAAACCAACCTCCTATGTTTGAACTAATATTATTTAGTCCTTTTCTTTCTACCTGGTCTCTTAAATAATTCATAAGTCCATGCATCTTTTAGAATGCTATAGACATAATCCTTTATCTTTCTTGCTCTAGGTTTACCTAGATGACCATACGCTTCACGCAGATATTCATTCTTCTTACCACCTTTGATGTATCCTTCTAGGTCATCAACTAGATTTCCTAGACCAACAGCAGTGCCAGACTCAATGAACTCTGTGATTTGTTTTCTTTTGATCTTGTTAGCAACCAGATAATCATATGCCTTAAAGTAAAACTTGTTTTCTTCAAAGGCAGTATCAACTGCTCGTTCAACTAGATCATAGAATTCTTCCATTATAAGAGGTTTTGTTCTTTTAGGTATCGAACAGTATCAGTACAACCCCCAAGATTACTTGAGTTTAAGACAACCTGAGGGAATGTAGAACCCTGTCCGAACTGATTATAGAACGCTTCTCTCTGAAAGTCAACCCCCAGTTTATATTCTCGATAATTATATCCTTTTCCCTCTAGTACCTGCTTGATTTGTGTGCAGTATGGGCATCCATTTCTTGTGTAAACAGCGAAGTTCATAGTAGTGTTGAATAAAAAAGGGGACTTGCGTCCCCATAGGTTTACTTTATATATTAAAGTTTAGAAAGTGTACTTAAGTCCTGCTTTCCCTGCCCAGTCTACGTCATCAACGTTAGTTGCTGCAGATAGTTCACCGTATACTCCTACACTCTCAGTGATAGACTTACCACCACCGATGTAACCGATTAGTTCAGTGTCACCGAACTCGTCAGCAGACTCTGTGTGAGTTACTGTAGGACCACCAGATACATACCAGTCAATTCCGTTAGGAGTTGTACCTTCGTATCCAAGTTGGAATTCCCATGTGCCAGACTCATATGCTCCGTCTGGATATGAACCACTTGCTTCTACATTGACATAAGGACCAGCAAAAGCGGCTCCAGAGAATAGAAGAGGTGTTGCTGCAAGAGCAGCGATTGTTGATTTAATCATTTGTATTTTTTTGTCTCGCAGATACTAAAAAACCTGCGGATGGTAGCATCCCCGACATGGGATACTGTTTACATACGCAGGGGCACGATCTTTCGATCCCTTTGTATAATTATATAGTATATCTTAATACTTACTTAATGTCAAGTGTTTTCTTTTCTTGATCCCGAATCATTTTTACATAGGCAATATCTGCCTTTGTATAAAGTGCTTTATTTTTCTTGCGTGCTTTGATTATTTTCTTGCACTGTTTTAAGGTGTCGTTTAAAGTCATGTCTGATCTGTTCTAGTTTTTCTCTTGATTCTAAAAGCATTTTTGCAGTCTCTGTCTTCCCTTTATAGTATTCATCTAGATCTAATTTAACATCAATAATATCTGTAGGGTCTACTATTGCTTCAAACTCAGCATCAGCATCACCTAGAATCTCCTTGAGTCTATCAGGTAGATCTTCATTTTTAATCTTTGGTAGTTCCACTATGTTGTTGTTACTGCGTACCCTGTTCCTAATCTAGTATGCCATATTAGATTGCTTGATGTTGTAGTATTTGTTACAAGGTCTAGTGATGTAGATACCACTGTACCACCTAGACTCAATGTATATGCTACTCCACCTGGATTATTTGCCCAAGTATCTGCTGTCCCCGATGCAGGTGTATTGTTAGTCACACTAATACCTAACGTGTGAGGACCTGTGCTTACCGTATTAATATTTATACTAGATGTAGTAGTGCTAGATGATGAACCAATGCTTGCACCATCCCATGTGAATGATGCTGTGTTATCTGCAGCAACTTCTAGTACATAGTTTCCTGCTGTCTCTATATTAATAGAGATTGATGTTGTCTGTGCTGACCCTGATGTGGGATCAGTGTTAGATGGGAATGCAGCATAAGTGTTCATGAATGCTGGCCACAGTTGATGTGGTCCTGCTCTCATCCAAGATGCTGCTGTCTGTTCATAGCACGCACCACCTCTACAAATTTTTACATACCATCCACCTGGATTGTCACCGTATCCTGTGCCACCTGCATTATTGGTACACTGAACAACCATCGTTAAAGTTCCTGAGTTCAATGCTACAGTGTTTGAGTATGGTGTAGTGTAACTTCCTGATGCAAAAATACCACCAGTAGCAGGGTTGAAGTTTGATAGTGCTGTTGATGAACCACTAAGAAATATTTTTAATGTATCATCACCACCACCAGTGATTGTATAGTTATCTGTTGCAGGGATAGGTATTTGATATGTCACTGTCTGCACTACACCTTCTCTTCTACACTGTGAGTTATCTGTCCATACTGCATACTTGTTTGCCTCTGTGCTCCACAAGTCACTGTAAACGGGAAATGTTACGGGTGTTGATCTCTGTGTTCTAGTATAAGTTGTTGAAGTTCCGTCAGGATTAAATCTTGTGATAGGTCTGATATTAATATCGGGATCAAATGGTAAACAAGAATCAGGTGCTACAGTTATTGTTGGTAGCACAGGACTATAAAGATTAGACCTCGGTGCTACGAATGGTATACCGTCCTTTGGATATGGTTTTGTGAATATTGTTTCACAATCAAATGGCACACCGTTCTCATCAAATTTACATACCTCTTTCCAAAACTGTGGCATGTCTGGGAAGTATTGATTTAGATATTGATTCTCTTCTGGGTTCTCAGGATCAGGTGCAGGATTTCCATCAAGAAATAATGTCCTCTGCACAGGTACAACTTCTGTGGGAGGAACATATCTTGCAGGTGTTGATGGGTTTATTTCCGAGTCGCAAATCGGTCCGAAGTACCCTTCTGGATAATAATAAGACACAAAAAAAGAGGGGTTTTATCCCCTCTATTTATCTCGAACGAGAATATTTATAATGCGTTACCTCTTGGTAATACCTCTTCTGGGAACACAAAGTTCTC